TTATGGAAGAACACGTAACAACAGAACAATTGTTAGACCTAGCAGCTTTTATTAAAAAAGCAGCAGAAAATCCACTCATCAAAAATGATGATGTGTTAGCTAACGTACAACACGACTTAGAGGGCTTTGTGTTAAAAAAACATGATAAGTTCTGGGTACCCCGTACAAAAGGCTGGAATAAGCACTAAAAGGGTCGAAAAGGGGTGAAAATCCCCAATTTCTACGGGTTAAATATTATTATATCATAATTTTTATGCAGGCAAGTTAGCCATATTCCCAGAGGCGTAGGGGTATATAAACCTTTGGGTCAGGCGTTTTCGTATGGGTTAAATTGCATCTTAAAAAATCCGCCTTTTTGGGTTTTGCCCTTTTAGGGTTTTAGGCTAATCCCCCAATAAGGGGAGCAGTTTATTCTCTTGCTCAGGAGTCCACGTTTTAAGTTTCTAGTCTTCCTCCCCAGAATATATAATTCCGTTTTTCATAATGGATTCATAAATCCATTTTGCAACTGCTTCATTTGCTATTGCTCCGGGGTCGTTTGGGTCTAATCTTATCCTATAATGACTATACAAACTTTTAGATAATTTAGTTATGTGGTGCATAAGTAAATCATCAGCTCCCGGAAATTCATCAGCTAGCTTCTCAGAATATTTTAATTCCCAACGCATTTATTCTTCCTCCTCATAGTATTGACCGCCTTTGGCGTAAGGCCCTTGCTTGAGTTCTTTCATTTTCTCATCAGCACATCTTGCCAATTTATGAAACTCCTTTCTTACACTCTCTTTGGCATCACCCTCTAGGCCTCCTTTCTCCCAAGAGTAAAGCATTATGTCTATAATGTCAATCCATCTAGGACAAATATTGATAGTTGTTCTTTTGCTCATTCTTCCCCCTTTACAAGGCCTAAGTCTTCACCTGTTTTTAGGTCCACCACGACAAGAGTAGGATTAGGGCCATAGTCATACTTTACAAGGCCATATCGGTTGCCTGTAACCTTTCCCCATGCTCTCCTACTAGCGTTGTCCATTTGATGAGGAATTAGATTGTCATCTAATCCTCTAAATCTATTGCGCCATTCCTCTGCGTAGTATCCGTCCGTATTTCCGAACCTCTTGCTAATAAACTGTTCTACGTGTTCTTTGTTCATAGTTTTTCTCCTAGTCCACTACTCACGAGTGAACTACGTTCACTCAAGCAGGGTAGTATATATACTCTAACTCAAACCCCCCCTATTATGTGACCCCCTACCCCATTTTTTAATCATGGGTAGGTAACCTATAAATTTTTTATATTTTTGTACCATAAGTATATATAGTCCTTTGTATGATGTATATACATGGTATGGTCAAAGACTAAGGAACGACCTAAGAGATATTTGATTTCTGTAGGGCGAGATAAGTTAAGAGAGAAAGTCATGGGGGATTTATGGAGGATAGTAGAGGTAGAGGGTTCTTCGATGGCGGACGAGGTATGGGATGCTTTGTATATGCATGTAGAGAGGCATAAGGATGTTTTAGAGCCGGAGGATGATGGTGGTGATGGTAGGATACATATGGACCGTGACACTGATTTTGAGGATGTAGTTGCTAATGAGACGTATGAGGCACAGGAAGGAGTTGTAGAGGAGATATTAGATGCGGAGCGTAGAGTCGAACGACGAATGGTTAGAAGCGATTCTCTTAGAAATAAAGGAGGCTTATGAGCGAAGGAAAGGTAGGCAGACCTAGTACATATAGCCTAGCAGACAAGCAGGAGGCTTTTGGTTTGTATTTGAATGGTATGAGCTATAGGGCTATTGCTGATGAGTTGAACAAGCGATATGATTGGGGCTTGAGTATGCGGACTGTACAGAAGTGGGCGGCTAAGATGGGTTGGAAAGAGCAACTTACGGAGGTTGAGCATGACTTGGCAGAGGAGGTAAAACGCACAGTTGTAAAAGACGTGGGCGCACGCATGGCGGAGATAGAAGAGGTAAGACAGGAATTTTTGGGCCGCCTTCGGCAGGGTGACGCTGAGATACGCGGGCATGAGTTTGCTAAAATGACCGAGATGTTGAACAACATGGGTGACGTGCAGAAGGAGAAGGATGAGCTTGTGAACCACATAAATGAATGTATACAGCAGGCGTTGAATGAGACGGATATACCTAGGGCAAAGAAGCAGCATTTTTTGAGGACATATATTGCGTTATTGCGGGGTGACTTAGATGGGTAAGCGTAATGGGTTGAGTGACAGTTTTGTTGCAGGAAAAAGAAACCACACGTTTACGCAGGCGGACATAGACCGTAAAATCAGGTATATGGAGATACGCAAGTATTGTTTGAAGAAGATGAAAAATACGCAAGAGTTTAGACAAAAGGATTGGACAATGACAGATTACAATACTAGGATTTACATGCAGGGTATTTTTGATGCTTGTGATGATTTTCTTGGTTGGTGTGAGGGTCGCATAGACAATGAGTAATTATGATGGTTGGACCGTTGTATTACATGAGATGATGATACACATACAGAAGTTTGTGGATGACAATCCTATGGAATATGATGGTAAGGAGTTTAAGGCATATACGACGGCATTGGGTATGGTGAGTGTATTGGCAAAGCAGATGATAGAAGACATACAGAGGGAAAAAGCTGATGTGGAGGTGTAAGGCTTGTGGAATGATTATAACTCCTGTGGATGTAGAGGACTTTGGTAGCTTTTGCAAGGAGTGCCGCAATGAGTAGTGTTGTTGTTTTGTTATTGATGTTTGTATCGTTTGTGGCTGGGTTTTGGCTAGGCGTAGAATCTTACAGAGACATGTTAAGGAAGAAGTTATGAGAAAGCGTCATGTTGCTAGTGAGGTACATCATATGACGATGTGTGGTCATGAGACAACTTATCAGGAGTATGAGAAGATGAAGCAGCGAGACCTTAAGTTTGTAAATTGCAAGAAGTGTTTGGAGTTGTTAAAATGAGATGGAAGTTTAATTGTTTTGTATGTGGCGAGACATGGCAAGAGGAGCACAAGAGTTTGCACAAAGATGATTTTATATTTAGTAAAAAGAAAGAAGGACGTCCTATGTTGGACTGTTATAAGTGCAAGATGCACAAGATATATACACCATTGATGGGGGAGTTAGTTGGTAACCGTGGGTGATTATAGAGACAAAGTGATTCACAAGTATATGGGCAGGTCGTTTTGGACGATGTGTGGTCGATATGTAGATACAACAGAGGGTTTGATGAATGTGACAGCATCTGACAAGGACCATGAGGTAAATTGTTTGGCTTGCAGGAGATATATTGATGAATAGGTATGCAGTTCAGGAGCAACGCAACAAAGTAAGTCGTTTGCTTCGTACAAGTAACAGAAACCGTAATGCTATGCGATGGAGTAAGAACGAGACGCCAGAGCATATAGACATGAAGTTTGCGATTTGCAAGCAATTAAAACAGTGGGGGCATGAGTTTTACACGGAGGCTGTGTTTGAGCCGTCAGGATTGCGTGCAGATGTGATAGATGCGGACGCAGGTATTGTTTATGAGGTTGTAAATACTGAGGGCAGTGATTCTATTCTAAAGAAGCAGCATATGTATCCGTTAGAGATACGAGTTGTCAATGCAAACCAGAAGTTTACAAAGGAGTTATTACTATGAACAACAATTTTGAAGATGATTTAGAAGATGGTAAGATGGGTGAGCGTGCAGTTCGGCATTTTGTAGAAACGGAGTGGCATAAGCGGTTTATTACTTATGGTGATACGGCGGCGTTTGACATAATGTTTCAGAATAATTTACAGAAGCCAGTATTTTTTGAGGTCAAGACTGATATGTTTGAGAAGGATTGGGACAAGGGCGGTACGGGCAATATGGCAATCGAGTATAAGTGTCGTGGTAAGCCGAGTGGTATTAGGACAACGTTAGCAGGATGGTTTGCATATTACTTTCCTAACATAACAGAGAATCATTTATGGATTATACGCATGGATAAGTTGAAAGAGTTGATAAAAGATAACAAATTCAAGACAGTAGATGCGGGAGAGCCAGATGAAAAGACAGGAAAAAAGGTAAGTCGTTGTTATTTGATACCTCGGTTTGACTTTCGCGGCTATTTTAGTATATTTACCTTTGACGGAAACAGGTGGTTACCATCATTAGATTAATCAAGGACGGTGAGGTCATTGAGGAGACAGAGGATTTACATCATATGCATGAGTTGCTTGTAATTAATGACAAAGATGTTAAAGAGATAGTTGTAACTGTAGCAAAACACAGATGATGGACAATAGTAAGCACATCACACAGGCCATTGCAGGTGCGTTGGAGATAATGAATGACCAGCCACTTACGTTAAATGAGTTTATAGATGAGGTGATGTCAGACTATATGGACCAAGAGCCGGGAACTTATGTGCCGTTAGGCGAGATGCACAAGCAGTGGGAAGAGAATTTTAACAAAGGAGAGTTTGCTTCTATAATTTGTGCGCGTGGTCACTTAAAAACGACATGGGGTTTGTGTGTATTAGCATATTATATGCACAAGCAGCCAAATTTTAGGGCTTTGTATATATCTGCGACATTGGAACAGGCTTGGGACAAGCTTGAGCAGTTTGAGGAACTTTGTAAGCGGTCTTGGCGACTTAGTGCGTTCTTAGAAAAGTCAGATGATAGGAAGGTGACAATACGAAAAAGTGCAAAGAGGTTCAACAATGGTAGTAGAGTGGCTGCTGCAAGTATAGGAAAGGCACTTGAGGGTCCTCACGTACACATGATTATTCTGGACGACGTTTTGCAGGAGTTTCCAAATCTTACTGATGAGAAGGTTATCCATTATGTACAGAGAGTTGTGATGCCGATGCGTCTTCCAGAGTCTAAAATGTTGCTTGTAGGTACACAAAAAAGAGTTGGAGACATAACAGATTGGGTATCTGAGAGTTCAGAGTGGAATGTTATACGACATCCTGCACTTTTGGAGGACGGAAGTCCTAGATGGCCTGAGTATTGGAATCAAGAAAGGCTTGACAAAGAAAAAGAGACAATGGGAAGTCGGGCTTTTGAGTCTGAGTACATGTTAAATCCATTGGACCCAGAGTCTGCGGTGATTCCTTATGAGGTATTACAGCGTTGTTTGGATGAGAATTTAGATATGGGTCTTCCAGATTACACGAACGATATAAGCGTCGTAATGGGCGTTGACTTGGCTGTGGGTATGAACAGTCAAAATGATGAGACAAGCTACTGTATTGTGGCTTATAATAAGAAAAACGAGCATCGTAGGATATTGTATAGTTGGACAGGCAAAGTGATGGCACAGGGTTCGGGTTGGTTAGAGACACAGGTGTTAAAAATACGAGAACTTGCGAAACGTTTTAATCCAGATACGATTATGATAGAATCAAATGGGTATCAGAGGTTGGTTGTCCACAGTGCGTCAGACTTGGCGGGATTACCAGTTGAAGGACACAACACAGGCAGAGAAAAACACAGCCATGATGTGGGTATACCGGGGTTGGCCTTGGAGTTTGAAAAGGAGAGATACTCGGTTCCGTGGGAGAAAAACATCAGAGAGGCAAGTAGACCGGGACCTAGAAAATTGACAGATGGTTTGAGTCGTTTGGTTTACGGTAAGAACGGAAGATTAGAGGGTCACACACCTGATGCGGTGATGGCGTTGTGGATGTGTGAGTTAGCAATCAAGGGTATGAACAAAAAAGGTCTTGCGTTTGTTGGTTGGGATTACATATAGTAAAGTTTATATACACAAAGTACATACGAGACATCCAACCACACTATGAAAAAGCGAACGAGGTTGGAAATTTATGGAATCAGTGACTCTACCAAAGAGAGCCTTAAAGAGATTGCTAAGGCGGAGAATGTTCCCACGGGCGTCCTAGTGGAACCAGTCCTTAGAAGGTACGTTCGGGAGTATCATGGCAGATAAGAGAACTAGGTATAAGATTCCTAAGGGTGTAAAGAAAGAGGCGATGGATGGCCGTGATTTACGTCAGATGCATGGGTATGGTGGTGGTAAGGTGACAAAGATGATTAATCGTAAGTTACGTATGCAAAAGGACGTAGGATATGATACGGCAGTTAAGATTGATACATATTATAGAAGGCATGAGAAGGTAGACCCGCCAGCTAAAGGTTTTGGTGACAGGCGTAATCCGAGTAAGGGTTATGTGATGTGGAAGCAGATGGGTGGTGATGCAGGTCACAGGTGGAGTAAGTCATTGAAGAAGAGGTTAGACTTGCTTCAGAAAACAGAAAGGCTTAATAACATAATGAAGACATTGGAGGATATACATGGCATGGTACGATAGGATACTTGGACGCAAACCGATTAGAAAAATATCTGCGTTAGAGGAGATGATAGTAAACGACACTAATCAGGTGATAAAAGAGGCAAGGACTCCAGTGTATTCTGCTATGGGAACAAATGCGCAATATCAAGAGTCGATATTGCCTCCGATAGACCAGAGGTACCTAGAGCAGCTAGCAGACCGTTACTCGCATTTAAGGACGGTTATTTCGCGTATTGCTTCGCAGTCAGTAGCAAAGGGCTGGGAATATCATGCAGTAGGCGACACAGGTGACAAAGAAGAGAGAAAAATTTTAGAGAGTTTACTTAGAGACCCGACAAGAGGAGATGCAGACATATCAGGTATGGAATTGTTTAAGGCAATGATAAGACAGTTAGAGATATTTGATGATGTGTGGGTTAGTATAGTTTACGACCGAGTAGAAGGCGGTCAGATGAAAGTAGTCAAGCAGCTTTGGGTAGAAGATGCAAAGCACATGAGATTTCATGTAGATGAGTATGGCAGGTTTAAGGATGATATTTATTTTGATGTAATAACTAGACAGTTTGTAGAGCAAGATGCGAAGACAGAAGGTGGTATTCCTGCTGCAAAAATGGCATATTTTTATGATTTAGGTGGAGACAGTGACAAAATACCATTTGCAAGAGATGAAGTTATACATTTTAACAAATACAGTGCGACAGCAAGACTATATGGTCAGTCGCCGATTATGGGTCTTTCTAAGAAAATAGAAACTGCGCTCGCCATTGAGAACTTCCAAAATAAAATCTATAAACTAGAGAGACCACCTAAGGGTTTTTTAGATATTCCCGGTCATGATGAGGAATCTCTTAACAGATTGGGAGAATACATAGCAGAGGAGACAAGACGTAATCCTAACTTTGTACCAATCATAAGTAGTAGAGGAGAAGGTACAGGAACAGGACAGGCTAAGTTTGTGCCCGTTATGCCTAACATGGATGAGTTGATGGCTTTGCCTTACATGGAGCGCATTAACAACGACATAAATGCAGCGTATGGCGTTATGCCAATCATAACAGGAAGTACAGCAGGCGTAGGTGGTTTGAATGCAGAAGGAGAACAGGTTAGTATATTTGACAGAACTATTTTAGAAACACAGAAATGTATTGAGATGGGATTTTTTAAGCCGTTGTTAAAAATTATGGGTATAGAAACATGGAAGATAAGATTTGCAGATATAAATGTAAAGAACGAGCAACAGCAACTTGCTAATATGTTACAGAAAGCAAATATAATTACAGTACTTAACAAGGTAGGAATAGAAGCAACACTTGACAAAGACGGTAATCTTAAGTTACCAGACAATCCTCAGATAAGTATGCCAGATGATGCTAAACCAGAAGTAGGAGCGTTGAAGCCATGAGTGCTTGTAAGAAGTGTTTGAGAGGTCCGTTGTCGGTTCATGTACTTAGTTCAGGATTTTGTCAAGAGTGTCAATCAGAATTAGAATGGAAGAATGCTCCACGGGTCATGAAAGAGCAAAGAGAGAAAGCAGCAAGGGTTGCATATTATAAAAAGGCAGAAAAGTATATTGCTAAAAAGTGGAAAGACAAGTACGGTGACGATTCTGCTGAACAAGTTTTAGAATACAAATGAGGCTTTCTATTAGTGGTGGTAAGAATTTTGTACGTTCAATTAATTTGTACAAGAAACAAAGTAACTGGCGACAAATAATGCGAGAAGGTATGGAAGAAATTGCAGAAGATAATAGAGATGATGCAGAGTTTAACGTTTATCAAAATTACGATAGAGTAAAAGGTTCTGTTGGCGATAGCATAAAAGCTATAGTTTACAGGCGCGGCAACTATGCATACTTAGGATTAAAATCTGACCATCCTGCAATAAATTTTATTGAGTATGGAGGATATATGAAAAAAATGCCAGCATATAATAGTAAGGGTAAAAACAGTAATTTAGCAGCTTATGCAGGTAATTATGGTTATAAGAAAAAAGATACAGGTTCTTTAGCAGCAGTAATAAAAGCTAATCAACCATTTGAGTTTGGTACGTTTGCAATGACAAATGCACTTACTGACCCATACAATAGAGAACAATTAGAATCAGCAGTTCGTAGGGCTGCATTACGAGCAATAAGCTAGTTTCCGGAAAGTTCGTTTTATTTATATACACATATCGGATATTAGGTTGTGGCAGACGCTAATAATACTAAGTGGAAGGTCTATCGACCAGACTGGTACAATGAAAGAGTTTTAGAAACGTACATTAGCTCGCCTATCGTCGACAAACAGAACGATAAAATTAAAACAGAGACAATCAAAGAAGCCATGGATTTCTATATGAAATATGGCGTATATTCATACAAGCACGAGGAGATGCCAGTAGGCTTACCTCTTGCATATAAGGTAAAAGACGGTAAAGTCAAAATACGTGTAGGCATACACAACAGGCTTCCTATGCATGATAGAGTATGGGAAGAGATGCAGATATACGGTGACAAGGGCGGTTCATCTATTAGGGGTGAAGCTGAGAAGCAAGAGAAGGTTTGCGAAGGAGACGTCTGCCACAACAACATCTCCGAGTTGTCTCTTTGGTCCGTGTCATGGGTTGGCAACAAGCCTGCTAACCCAGAAGCTACTGTTACACAGGTGGCCGCAGCAAAAGCAGAAGAACCTGTAAAGGTGACAAAACAAGTAACACTAGACGAGATAGAGGGCATGGTAGAAAAGATAATAGAGCGCAAGAATGGCGAGTATTGTCTATATGCTAAGAAGGATAGAAGGTTACTAGGATGTCACAAAACAAGAGCAGGTGCAGTAAATCAAGAACGCGCAATACAAGCTAGAAGATTTAGTAAAATGAATGAAGAGCTTGACGAAATATTGGAAGTTCTAAAGAAAAAACCATGCTGGGCTGGATATGAAATGGTAGGATTCAAGTATGAAGGTGGTAAGAAAAGGCCTAACTGCGTTCCACAAAAAAAGGCAGATGACCCAAGTACTCCAGCAAAACCTAGCGAAAGAAGAAGAGGCAGTACTAGAAATCCAAAAGGTACTGCTAGTGGAGAGCGTGGTGGAATTAAATTAAGTGAGGCAAACATTAAAACATTAGAAGGTTATCGAGACAAGCATAACAAGAAGGTTGGTAACGCTAAAGGGAAAAAGGCTAACATGGGAGCATTGAAAGCAGTGTTCCGCAGGGGTGCTGGTGCATTTTCAACCAGTCACCGTCCTAGCGTGCGTAGTCGAGACCAGTGGGCATTAGGTCGTGTCAAGGCATTCTTAAAACTACTAAGCTCAGGTAGGCCTTCCAATCCTAAGTACACCACGGATTACGATTTACTGCCTGCTGGTCATCCCAAATCTACTAAAAAAGAAATGAAGACAGTAAAAGTAAAGCCACCAAAAGGGCATCACTGGATGGCATACAAAGATGGTCCAGTACTTATGGTAGGTGACTATGCACCACACGAAGGCGCAGTAGAAGCATTTGAGTTTGAGGTTGTTGAAGAACACGATGACTCTAGGCTTGCAAAAGCAGAGTATCAGGGCAAAAAAGTAGAGCTTAACAAACCACGAAGACTGTCTGGAGAGAACAAGAAGTTCGGTGTATATGTCAAAAACGATAAAGGTAATATTGTACAGGTCAAGTTTGGCGACCCTAATTTGGATATAAAGCGTGATGACCCAGAAAGGCGTAGGAACTTTAGAGCTAGACATAATTGTGATAGTCCCGGACCTAAGCATAAGGCAAGGTATTGGTCTTGTAAGATGTGGTCTGCAAAGAATGTGTCAGATATACTTGCGAAAAGCAATAAACATATAGATGACATATTAGAAACACTATCTAAAGCACCTAGAACAGGAAGAACACAGAGAGGTATGAGGGCATTTATGACAAACTGTAAAAGAAATGCACTTAAGTTAGTAAACTATGATGGTCAACAAAGTGTAAGAGATGTAGGCAATTTTTGTGCAGAATTATACAGAGACCCCGGTCAGTTTCCCGGTCAAGGTCCTATGTTTTCAAACAGTAGAGTAAGAAATCAATCAGGCAGGGCATTGAGAGATGCTATGGCTAGAAGTAATTTTAAGCCAAAGGAAAGATTAAGAAGGGGAAAAACACCTTCTTGGAATAAAAAACGTTAGTTTCCGGACAATTCGTTTTACTTATATACCCTTTTCTCAGTCTATATACATGACAGATTGCAGTTGTGGTGGTAATCATACTGAAGCTATCGACGAAGAAGTCGTTGAAACAGAAGACGTGGAAATTGCCGCTGGATTAGATGAGCCAGTAGAAGTCGGCAAAGAAGAAGCAGTCCTAAAAGACATGGAAGCTACTCTGATGAAACTTAAAGAAGTGATAAACTACTTAAGTGAAAAAGAAGAAGAAAAAATGGACGAAGAAAAGATGGACGAAGAGAAAATGCACGGCGAAGAAAAAGACGAAGAAGAAGAAGAAGAAGAAGAAGACGAAGAGGAAGAAGAAGAAAAAATGGATGAAAAAATGCCAAAGAAGAAGGATGACATCGATGACCTCTACAAAGCCGTCACAACATTAAAGAAACACGGTATTGGTGTATACACGGGACAAAAAGCAACCCCAGCACCTACCACTGAAGCTCCTAAAGAAGAAAAAGCTATTGACTGGATGAACGTAACCAAGTCATGGGCAGAATTAGAAGAAGGAGGTAACTAAATATGGCAGGAATAAGTTTTGAAGAATATGTAAACGCCTATTATGGCGGAACACTTGGTATATCCAAGAGGTACGGAATTAGTAAAGCTGATGATAACATTGACAGCAGTAATCCTGCTGGAGCTTTCAACACAATGTTTGGAGCTAAAGTATTTAATCAGCTAAACACTAAGTCAGAAGTTTTTAAACTTTTGAAGAAAGAAGCATGGACACAGTCTGGCTGGAGAGTAATGACTGCACGACACGCAACAACTGCTGGAGTAGCAGAAGGCGGTGCATTCCCAGATACAGACCACCCAGAGATTCTTGAAGTAACTGCAACTCTAAAAGAGATTGTAACAGCTTTCCAGATGACATCTAAAGCCGAGATATTAGCAGAATCTGATGATGGTCTAGGTAACTTAGCAGCTTTCATGAGAAAAGAAAACGGTGAAGCACACGCTTTTACCATTGACCAAATGTTATTGGCTTCAGCAGAAACTCTTGCTGGAAACAACTTTGAGTCATTGGACCGTGTAACTATGTCTGATGCAGCAGCTAATGCTACATTATCAGCAAGAGCAGACATTGACATCTATGACATTGACCGTTCAGCACAAAGCTGGGCAGATGCAACTGTTTCACACAACAGTGGAAGCGACAGAGCATTAACATTAGCAATGCTAGATACATTAATTCAAGGTGCATTAGAAAACGGTGTAAACTATGACGACTTAATTTTAGTCACAGGTCATGACACATATCAGAATCTAAAACAACTAATGCAAACTACATCTAACGCAACGTTCAGATATGACTTAGCACAAGGTGGCGGTGGAAACCTAAACGGAGTAGCTGGAGAAAAAGGTTTGAACTTTGATTCACGAGTAGGTTCTTACGATGGTATACCAATCTTTATCTCACAACACGTAGTAAAAGATACAACCTCAAGAATACACTTGTTAGATACAGCACAGTTGGCTATGAGAATGGCAGCACCAACAACCTATGTTGACAATACCAACTTAGCAATTAGACAACAACTAAGCAGAGAATATGCATTCATAACTGCTGGTGAACTAATTGTCTACAAATTCAACACTAGCGGAAGTATTAGAGACTTGAACGCTTAATGTTAGTAGGAGGACTAATTAAATGGTCAAAGTTACTAACATATCAGACAGGACTCTTTGGAGGAGGCTTCCTTCTGGGGCGGTATTACAATGGGATGCAGGACAAACCAGAGATGTTGAAAGTAAGAGATTACTTGAAGAAGTCTCTGGGCAAGCCTGTTTCAAAATTACCGACACAGTTGGCAAAGCAAAAGTTGGAGGAGGGGTTAAGACTCACGTCAAAGGCTCTAAATCTAGGAGCCGACCTTCTAAGCCAAAAGCCAAAAAAGAAGAAGTAAAAGGTCTGAAAAAAGCTAAAAAAGGGAAGGCTGACTAATGGCTTCTACAGTCGTTAGAAGCAATCAGCGACTAGACAGAACTCGCACAGCAATAACGTTCTCCAATACGGAGACTGCTGTGGGAGGCTCTGAAACTACAGTCTTAGACAAGTTTGATTGTGCATTGTATAATAGATATGCAATACAAATATTCAATAGTGATGGTTCTGTAGCAGCAACTGCTAAAGTATTTGGAAGTCTAAAAGACTCTCCCGGTTCTGAAGGCGGTTCTGATTGGACACAAGTTGGAGATGACATATCTATTGGAACTAGCAGTAATGCATTGAAGGCTATTTCTACAACACCGATACGACATTTATGTGTAAGGGCTACAGGCAATGGCGCAGATTTGACTGTTATTGTCTATGCGGAGCAAGTTTAGTGAATGTCGAGTACAACTTGGAATGG